AGTAGCATAAGTACAACTCTGCACTACACCATTAGCATCTGACTTAACGGTAAGTCTATCACCCTCAACAACTTTACGAGCGTTCTCTCCTTCAACCAAGAAGTAGTAGAATAACCCATCAGCATCTTGAATAGCATAGTTTACATAGATGGTCTCATACCCTTCTCGGTCAGCCTTGATAGCAAACTTATATCGCTTAGCCCAATATGGGGGGCGCTGAGAAGGTGGGATATTAACAACAATCTGATTGCGCTTATCTGAGTCAGTACATGGAACATACACCGTGTTACTTGACGATACGAGCGCCGTAGATGAACGATTGAACTCATCCATATAGATGATACCCACCTCGTAGTTACGATTGCTGTGAAGGCTCTTAGGATACGATGTCGTTCCGATATTGCAAGACGCTGAGGTAATGGTAAAGTATTCGTACTCAAATTGCGTTGGTGTATCCAAGTCATCAACAAACTGCATCGCTGTAATCTGAAGCGAGAATGATGTACTACCAACAGATGCAATAATACCAATACCTTCATTAGGTGTAGAAATACCACTCGCATATTTATACCAAGTAGTTACTGCTCCAACACCAACCAAGTCGTCAATCAAGCAGTTGACTGAATCAGTTGTAGTATTCCCATCACACGCATCCTGAGCATCCTGAATATTTGATGGGATACCAATAGCACTTTGGAACTCAGCACTTGTAACCAAGTCATACACTGAGTCGTAGTTCCTATTTAGCCTAAACTCAAACGATACATTACCGCCGACATTTGATTCGCCAAATACAGCGTCATTTGAGAATGCTGAGTGTTGGAACGAAAAGAAAATATTCAATACATTCCCATCACTCAATGCAATGCCATCCAAATCAATGACAATCTTTGAGTCATCAATATTAGTTGTTACGTTAATAGTATATGTAGATGACTCCAATGTAGGAACAACGGCCTCACCAATCAATGGCGATGATGACAATGAAGTAACATAGTCCAATCTAATTTTTGGGCCATTTTCTCCATCCGAAAGTAAATCATATCCTTCTTCATAGTTGGCATACATCAATCGGTTGCTCATGATTGTTTGAGCCGCCGCCTTAACAGGCACGTTATCATACAGTCTCAATAGCTCATAGTCAGGCAAGATTGTGAAAATCTTGCTACCACTGAACTCATACGTGTAAGTTGTATTGTCAGCCAATCCCAACTGAGTCTTATCTAATGACTCAATAACACGAATGATATTTCCGCCCGCTTCCTTAAATAGCAACTGAATGCCCTTAACGAGCGGGCCGCCTGAATCATAGATGATATTAACCGCATTGAAGGCATTAATCATACCTTCATTCAGATAACTGCTCAAGCTAAAGTCAAATGACTTCGGCAAGAACGCAGGCTCGCTGAACTGAGATGTCGCAGAGAACTCTCCGTCAGCATACCTATACCTATAAGCAAAGCAGATGAATCGCTCTTCTAAGAAATTATCTTTGCTAGGGCTTTGGAATAGATTGAACGTAGGCGAAGTAATAGGTGGTCTTTTAATCACCATCAACTCTTCTGCTGTAATTTGGTCAACACCTGCAATCGGCTGAGGGTAATTCCTTTTTACATTGATAAACCTTGGAGGATTTACATTGTCAGTAAAGAACAGCAAGTCATCAATCATGTCAATTGACAACATTGGGTATTGAGCGTCAAATGATAATATAGCCTTTGATACCACATGAAATGTAAGGTCATTTGACAACACATTCAACGACACAATCAAATCAATACCACCCTCGTCATCCCAATTGTCATCGCAGATAAACCAATAGATAGTCTCTCTTGCCGCATCGGCAAAAGTACCAATGGTTATAGCGCTCTCTGACAATGGAACTCCATTGTACACAATCTGCGTAAGCTGAGTATTCCCTCTAGCATTCTCAATAACACCAACTTCAGATATCTCCGTAGAGCCCATCCTGATATTCAGCGCATCAACGTATTCGCCATTAGGGATAACCCTCTCATCGAGGGATTTATTCATCCTACCTGCAATAAAATTCCTTGACAGATTCGCCATAGTTACTTAATCCATTTATCCTTACCACGCAAGTTCATCAACAAGTGACCTGCCTTGATATTGCTAATTCTAATTCTTGCATTACGAAGTAACGCTGTCTTTTCTTTTCTTGCTCGGCTAACAATGTACTCCTGAACGCCAAGCTTGCTATTCAAAATCTCATATCTGATGTAAGCATAGATGAATGCCTCGAATAATTTATTGACCGTAATCAAAGAATCATCGCCGCCCTCCATGCCATCAGAGATATACTCAAGGATACATACCTCGCCCGACATGTCGGAGCTGAAGTTAATCACACCCTTCTTATTGTCAACCTTAAACGTAGGATTGAAGTTGGCCGTCTCAGTATTCAAACCGAATCGTGCACCAATAGCATAGTCAAAGTACCAATTGCCATCTACGAAGTACCCCTCGAAGCCATCGAACTGACTGTTCTTGTTAAGGTAAATACTCTTCTGAGTTTTATTGATACGCTCAAAGTCCAAGTTGGAATACTCAGGCTGTAAAATATTACCATCTTCATCAAACAGGATACGACCTGTGTTGTCCTGAAGATACGCCTTGGCACTCATTACCTGAATGTTTTCAGTCAACGGACGAATCCATCCGTCTTTGAACAAAGAGATTCTTACCCAATTGACGTAATCAGAAGGCAATACAAATCTAAGCTTATCATCAACATTGAGCTCAAGAACTTTAATCTCTTTGAACGCATCGTAGTTAAGCTCTTGGATAGCACGCTTCGCATGAAATAAAATCTTAAACCGCTCTTCATTATTAACCAACGAGTGATTACCAGCGTACATCAACATAAAATTATTGACAATGTCTGTCAACGAAACGTACTGATACGACCCCCAATTAGCATCCTCAGGTGAGTTGCCATCATTGGCATAGTATTGATATTGAGATAAATATGCCATATCTTATTATTATTGTGGAGGAATATTACCCTCTTCTACTTTTGCAAATTGATAAACCTCAGTCTCACGAATAGAGATACCGCAGTACTGAAGAATCTTTACTATCACTTTAGTCTCATCCTCAATAGGCAACTCAAAGTCCTGATAGTCAGGCTGTGATTGGCTGAAGATTGGCGCTCCACTACCCAATGAAACGTATGTCCATTTAGGGTCTTTGGGGTATCTAAAGTAATGACATTCTACTTCACCCTCTTCGTTAAACGTAGTTGGGTAAACATAAACGCTGTCATAAACTTGAGCGTATGCGGGGAAGTTCTTAGTCGGAGCAGTAAGCGGTGAGTTCACTAGCATTGTAATCTTGCTGTGAGTAACCTTCTCCGCTTCGCCACGATACACCCTATCTTCTCCATCCACATCATAGCACAGAATCTTATTTACCATGAAGTAATCATCACCCGTAGTAGGTTGAGATGGTAAAAAGAACTTGTTATCAGCATCGTGAGATAGGTTATTGATAACAAAGAATACCTCCATTGCTTCCTCAATAGACTTCTTAATGTCCGCATACTCAGTACCTGACATACGAGCATTCTCCCTGTTTACAAGCACATTGTACTCAGAGAAGTAATCTTCAAAGATTTCTAACTGAGCCTGCTTAGCATACAGGTTAAAATCTGATGGCGAAATATATCCGTAGTTATTCTTGTTTAATATCGCAAGAACTGTATTCCTGACTGAATTAATCATTCCGTTCTTTTTTACAAAGATACATAAAAAAAAAGTGGGGCTAATGCCCCACCTTAAAACTGATATATTGAATTACTCGTGAGAGTCGTCGCTCAACATTTTGCTCAGCATATTGAACTTCTCGATGCCTTCTTCAGATTGGAAGTAACGAACAGTGGCATCATAACCATCGTGACCATAAGGCACGTTAATCATCTTGCTCTTGTTGTTCTTTAAATTAAAGTAGACCTCTGACTTGTTCTTTCTGAACGCTAACAATCCTGCGGTAAACATCTTGTGAACGTCAGCTTGCATTGTCAGTGTCTTATCGTTAATGGCTTCCAAGAAATCTTTTGGAGACCTACGGGAGTACAACATAATATCACGCTTCAACTCATTAGAAGACATCTTATCAGGGTCTACGCCAAAGATAACACGAGCGAGAGTTTCCATCTCAGACATTGTCAATGCCTTAGCTCTGATTAAAGCGTCTACTTCTAAGTCAAGATTATCAACTTCTTTCTGAGCATCTCTATCCTTATCAACCTCAGCAAATACACTTCCATTCCAAGGGTGGTAATGCAAGAACTGCTGAAGAACAGGGTTTGTGCGTGGAACAAATAAAAAGCCATCTTCAAAAACAACGGGCTCTAAGATGAAGTTGCCATCTTGCTCGTCCTCGAATGGACTCTTTTGGTTTCGAGCATAACGCAATACTCGATTAACATTATTCTTCTCGTCAAAATGTAGCAACGGCATGTTGCGAGTATTACGAGATGGGATTGTATAGCTTAACGGAGATAAGCCATTAATCAATTTGTAGGTTTTGTCTACGGGTAACATTTGATATGATTTAAAATTTAAAAAGAAAAAAGAGTGGGGGCAAGCCCCCACCCTTGTTAGTTATTCTTAGGAGAACAATACGAAGTTGTTAGCACCAAGAACGCACACACAACGCTCGGACAAGAAGTTAACTTCCATAGCATCCAAAGAGCTGTTCATTGCACCACCTGCAGAGCCTGTAATCCAAGTCTTGTAGCGGCGGTCTTCAGCTTCAGAAGCACGGTAACGAACGTGCAAGAAAGGACGCTTAGCGTTCTTACCCATGATTTGGTCATACACGTTAGTAGAACCTGCAGGAACAAGAAGTCCGTTCAAAGCAGGAGATACATAAGTACCACCAACAGAACCAGCACCACGCATGGTTGGGTCGTTCAAGTATTTCCAATCGGTTTTGTAGAAGTCATAACCACGACGGAAGCCTGTGAATCCAAGATTCAAAGCCATATCCTTGCTGTTATCGAACAAACCGTATGAAGTACCACCTGAACCATAAGAGTTTTGAGCAGCCAAAATATCATCTACTTCAAAGCTAGAAGCACGATTCAAGAACAATACGTTCTCTTCGATAGCTCCTTGCTTGTCAAGACGACCAATGATTGAATCAAAGTCAGCCAATGAAGTAGGGAATCCTGAGTACACGTTACCACGGTCGTTTACAGAATAGAATACTCCTTCAGAACCTTTGTATCCATCTACGTATGCTCCTGATGCAGCTTCAGCAGGAACAGCTTCCAACATAGAAGTTTCCAAGTAGTCGTCGAAACGAAGACGAGTCTCGTGCTCAGACTTCAAG